ATGCAGCTAGTATATGGGCAACTCTTGGTACTTGTTCAATGATAACAAATTCAAGAAAAGTAGTAGGAACAGGGTTTGCTGCTCTAGAAATAGGAACTGTACTTACTATAGGTAATGACTATGCTGCCAAAGTGGCTCTAGTTCAAAGTAATACTGTAATGTATGTTGATAGGCCTTGGGGGCAGACGACTTCTAGTAGTGAGGCAATAAGCAAGCAAGAGCTAGAAATCGATTATGAAGAAGATTTTTTAATTGCTCCTGTAGCTTATAACGCTAGTAATACTACATACACTCTGGGCGGCGCCAATAATGCAATGTCCTTTCTACAGATTACTCCTGAACTTGAAAGCACAGGTAAAAGCGTCCTTATTGCCTCCAATGTATCTAGTTTATCATACGATGCAGCGGAAACTCAAACAACAAATATACCTTCAGGGGGTATACTTTTAACAGCCACAGCTCTAGGGTATACTAATCCTGAGTTTAGATTCACAGGAGCAGGTTTAAATACTACTTCTGGAAGTGCTGAGACAGGATTTACAGCAGGTAGTAATGGAGCTAGGACTTTTCAAATTCACAACCAAAGTGATATTGCTTATAGTGCTGCTGCTTTGAACTATGTAGTGACTGTCAGGGAAGCTCTTGACCCTGATAATCCCAATACTAATAAGTCCTCAGCATTTTCTATATCTAAACTTAAGGATGGTGCTGCAGGCAACGCTTCTGCTTTGATATACATATATAAAATGTCTGTTAATACACCTACCGTACCGGGTGATATGACTAGCCCTGTTTTTCCTAATAATATGACAGTTAGTATGAGTACCGGGAAGCTGGTAGCTGCAACAGGGTACACACTATCTAGTACAGGACATATATTTAGCGGAGGTACTGCAACAGGCTGGTTTACTAGCCCTACAGACACGGGTCTTTCTGGGGGTAAAACTTGGGTGTCAGCAGCTAGTGTTAGTAGTTCCGGATCTACTGATACAATTGCGCGTACAGAGTGGACGGATCCTATACAATTTTCAGGCACAGATGGAGTAAGTTCTGCTGTAGCAGAGCTCTACAAGCTAACTAATAGCTCCACTGCCCCAGTAGATCCTAGTGCTACATTGACCTACACATTTGCTGATGGGACAATAAAGAATCCTGGTGGAGATGAATCCGCAGCAGACGGTAGTACTACAGGTTTTGGAGGCTGGATTACTACGGCCAGTAGCCCTACTACCTCTTTAAAATACTTGTGGAAGATAACGGCCCCTGCTATAGCTACCGGCGCCACAGACGCTATAGCCTCTAGTGATTGGGCGGGCGCTATACTCGCGTCCCAGTTTGGAGAAACGGGTGCTACAGGTAAATCAGTTAGAATAACAGCCCCACAATATTTTGTTAAATATAATGCTCAAGGTAACGTTATTACCAGCGGACAATTTGCATTTACTGCTAATACTACAGGCTTTGTAGGGACTCCCTCATATGCATGGACACTTAATAGTGCTTCTGTGGGTAGTGGAACTACTTATAATTACTCTAAGCCTACCACCTATACTGCATCTCCAGGACTTACTGCCCTTGATGTACAAGGAGTGGCCCGTTTAAAAGAAGGAGTTGTCACGGCATACTTGACTAATGAAGCACATACTATAACTGCGGCTGCTGATGGCACGGTAAGTAGCTCTGTACTTGGCTCTTCAAGCGTTCCTCTAGGGGAGATGAAAGTATTTGATGGTACAACAGAACTCACAAGTGGAGTGACTTATACCTGTTCCTTACAAACTGCGGGCCCCTCCGTTACAAATGGGTATGCTGATAACTTAGGAATTAATTTACCCTCTACCGGTACTAGCAATACAACAGGGACCTATTTTCTAAACCAAATTAATGCAGGGTGGACTGCAGCTAATACTTTTGCAGATTTTAGACTTAGAGCGACGATCACAGCCACAGGGGATACTATAGATAAAGTGTTTAGCGTATCTAAGGCATTACCAGGTATTGCAGGTGGTGCGGGTAAACAAACTTTTGTAGGTACTCTGTTTTATGGCTCAGGTATTGCTGATACAGACAATAATGGAAGCCCTAATAGCCCTCCTGCGAGCTTAACAACACCTGCAAGCGGCTTTTTTACGTTTGACGGAGTATCCTTTAGTAATTTTAGCGATATAGGGGCGGGGTCTACTCAATGGTCTTTTACTAGCCCCACCTTCTCACCAACAAACTCAAGCAACCAGAAACTATACTATTATGCTTGTAGTGTTAACGCTACTGAAAATGATGCTCGAAATGGTACTACATCTGGTACCGGAGGAACTCTTAGTTTTGGTACTGCTCATATTATACATAATTTTTCTGGGATAGTTGCTTTCACAGACCTATCAACGTCTAACCCGACTCAGACTATCATTAATGGTAATAATATTACTACAGGTAGAATACAAGGTATAGCTGGAGCAAGTGCGAGTAACCAGCCTGTGTATGGTGTGGACTCAGACGGACAGTTCGCTAGTACAGGCACTCATTTTGATTTAGTCGACGGGAGAATTCGTAGTCCTCAGTTCTTTATTGACGGAAGTGGAATGGGGATAAATCTCAGCGACTCTACCAAAACATCTGCGTCGATAACACTAGGAACGGGGGTTTCAATTGATGGAGGAGCCACGCCAAAGATTACAATTAAAGAGACAATTAGCGGAGTAGTTAAGACCCGGGTTGTTATAGGTAAATTATCTTAATAACCACCCAAAAAATAAAACTTGACTAAGTATGTCCTTTAGGATATAATTTCACAATGGAGAACAGGACATGAGTGCAGGAACATATAACTTAGTGGTTGACCAAGGATCCGACTTTGCGGTTGATTTAGCAATTACTGAGGAGGGGGTCGCTAAAAATCTTACTGGGTACTCCGGTAGGGCACAGATTCGTTCAAGCCACACAGCTTCAACTATATCAGGTTCGTTTGTGTGTACCTTAGTTGGAGCAGCTACTGAAGGGGTAATGAAATTATCCCTTACAGCAGCTACTACAAGTGCTATGGCCTCAGGTGTATATGTTTATGATCTAGAAATCTTCACAGGTAGTGATGCTGTAGTTAAAAGATTGATTGAAGGTACTGTTACTCTGAATCCCGAGGTAACTAGATAATGAGTGTAGCAGGAGTAAACGTAGCCGTTAGCGAAGCTGTAACAAAAGTAACCGCCTCTAGCGGTACTAAAATAGCTGTAGCTCTTTCAGAACAAGCTACTAATATTAAAATAAATAATTTTGCCATTCCCGTAGCCTCTACAGCAGCAGCAATAGCCTTCACCCCCTACGGAGCACTTACGGCAACCAACATTGCCGATGCTATTCAGCAATTAGCAGACCAAAATTTCAGATCACCAGACGTCCCCACAGGATCCAATGTAGGTGAGGGGGATATCTGGTACGACACAGATGATGATGAATTAAAAGTATATCGCGAAACTAGTACTGGTGTATTTCAGTGGGTTCCTATAATAGTAGGAGCAGCTGGTAGTGACTCAGATACACTAGACGCAGGAGCCTTCTAGGGCTTACCCGGAGTTATAAATGGCACAAACACTTAGAATAAAACGCAGTACTACTGCTGCTGCACCGGGGTCTAATCTTGATGTAGGTGAATTAGCGTATTCCTCGAATTCGGATAAACTTTTTATAGGTAATCCTGATGGATCAGGTAACGTAGTAATTGGTGGCGAAGTATACATCAATATGCTGGATCAAACAGCGGGTACTCTTACTCCAACCAGTGCAGTTTTAGTTGACGCTGACAGTAAGATAGACCAACTAAAAACAGCTAATATTACAATAGGTGCTAATAGTATAACCAGTGGCGCTGGCGATATAGACCTTGTCGCCGCAGGTAACTTAGATATTGATGCTGGTACTATTGACTTAGACACCCAACCAACTGAATTCAAAATTAAAGACAACGAAGCAAACGCAGTTGTCTTTAAGGAAGGAAGTAATAAGTATCTTAGCCTTGTAACCACAAATTCTGGCGAAAAAGTAGTATTAGACAAGCCAGTTACTTTTGGATTAGACGGTACAACAGGATTTATATTCCCTGTAGTGGATGGTACGAATCATCAGGCATTATTAACTAATGGTACTGATGATGTAACCTGGAGGACTGTATCCACAACTGGTAATATTACGGGTGACTCTGGTACTACGTCTGTTTCAGGGGCCGGACACGACTTTGCTTTTGTAGGTACTGATGCGATAGATACTGCAGCTACTACTAACACTCTTACTGTTAGTATTAAGGATGCTAGTATTTCTCAGAAAGGTGCTGCGTCTTTCCTTGATGCAGACTTTACAGTAGCTTCAGGTGCAGTTTCTATTAAGCCTGCTACTACTACCCATGCTGGAGTAGCCTCCTTTCCTACTGCAGACTTTACAGTAACCGCAGCAGGTGCTATTACTGTTAAAGACGCTAGTGCCTCTCATAAAGGCGTGGCTTCTTTTGATAGCACAGATTTTACTGTATCTAGCGGTGCTGTTGCAGTAAATGCTACTACCATAGGTAGTACTGCTGTTAACCCTGGTACGACTACTACTGCCTTTGCGGGATTAACTCAATTAGATTTTGCTAATCTTCGTCTGACAGGTACAACCTTATCTACTCAGGCCAGCAATGTAAATATATTCCTAAGCCCTCATGGTACTGGAGTTGTAGAAGTTCCTTCAAATTATAAGGATAGGGCAAACTTCTCAGGAAACGCGAATGCTCTAGTAACTAAGGGGTACGTTGATGCAGTGAAACAGGCTTTGGATATAAAAGAGTCTGTACATGTTGCTACTACAGCCAACCTAGCCTATACTTATGCGAACGGAGCTGGTACTCTTACAGCAGGTGGAGTAGGCGCTGTAAGTCTTGATGACCAAGCTCTTAGCTCTACAGGGCTACGAGTTCTGGTCAAAGATCAAACAGATGCCTTTCAAAATGGTATTTATACTGTTACTACTTGTGGGGATGCGAGCAACGCTTTAGTACTTACTCGTGCAGTTGATGCAGATGTAGCCACCGATCTTACCGGAGGTACTTTTGTCTTTGTAGAGAAAGGAACTCTTGCAGGTGATAACGGTTTCGTATTCACACATGATGGTACTCCTACTTTAGGTACTACAGCTTTAAATGTTGCTCAGTTCTCCGGTGCTGGGCAGGTTATTACAGGCAACGGTTTAACAAAAAATGGGAACGAGCTCATAGTAGGATCTAGCCCTACTATACTAGCGGGTTCTGACTCTGTTGGACTTCGTGGGGTTTCAACGACCGCTATAGGAGATGTACTTATAGGGGCAGCCTCGAATGCAGGGTTTACAGCGTTAGCTAAGCCTTCAGGAAATGCTACAGCATCTGACTACATTCTTAGCATGAACACAAGCGGAGCCGCTTCCTGGGGAAACATCATAGACGGCGGAACTTTTAGCTAATTATTTTTTCTCCCGTGTATATACACAATTTTTAGGAGAGCCAAATGGCACAAACTATTAAATTAAAGCGGTCTTCTACAGCGGGGACTGCTCCTACTACCTCACAACTTGCTCTTGGTGAACTCGCTATCAATACAACGGATGGTGACATATACATCAAGAAAAGTGTGTCCGGCACAGAAAGTATTGTGCATCTTAACCGTGGTTCTGTGTTCTTTACTCAATCTTCGTCCGCTCCTTCTAGCCCTTTAGAAGGAGATATGTGGCGTGATGATGCTGACTTAAAAACATACATTTATTACAATGATGGCAGTTCATCACAGTGGGTAGAGATCTAGGAGTAGCATATGTCATTAACATTTCCCTCAGGCGCAAGTTTAACAGATGGAGCCACAGTAACTGCTAGTAATATTACTTGGACTTACAGTGCAGCAAAAGGCGTTTGGCAAAATAACGTTATTGGTCTCACCGGCGCGTTCATCACTGTCGGTGCAGACTCTGGTACAGCTGATCCTGTTACTCTTGGAGTAGATACTCTTACTATAGCTGGAGGAACGGGCTTAACAAGTACTGTTAGTGATAATCAAGTATCTCTGAGTCTAGATAGCACAGCAGTTTCAGCAGGATCTTATGGTTCAGCTTCTTTAGTGCCTGTTATCACAGTTGATGCACAAGGACGTATTACAAATGTATCAACAACAGCTACAAGCTCAGCATTAGTAATCGGTGGGGACTCAGGCTCTGATGATACTTTAACAGTAGGTACGGATACTCTTACTATAGCTGGAGGAACTGGCTTAACAAGTACTGTTAGTGATAATCAAGTATCATTAGCATTGGACAATACTGCTGTCACTGCGGCTACCTACGGTGGCTCAGGTACTATCCCCCAAATTACAGTAGATGCACAAGGTCGTATCACCGCCGTAGCGTCTATACCGACTTCCAACTTTCAGATAACAACTTCAATACTCAGTGCGTCCTCCATACTTAACTCTACTTCTTACGGTATTAAAGTACTTGGTAATACTAACTGGGTTGCTTTAGGGGCAACAAGCACAACTGTTTCTAGTGGTAATCTCGTTGTAGGCAGAGAGTATGTAATTTCGTCTCTTGGAAACACTACTGCTCAACAATGGACTCTTGTAGGGGGTGATGCCGCCGCACAGGTTGGCGAGATATTTAAGTGTACGTTAGTAGGTGGAGGCTCGTTCGGTAGTGGTACAGTACTTGATACTATATTCACTTCTACGTCTACTGCTGCTACTAACGCAGCCGCTACGGGTACAGGTAAAATTGCTTTAGATACGCAGCACTACGTTACTTTTGTAGATGGTACATCTGGCACCTCTAATCTTCTAGTATCTGACCAGCTAAAATATAATCCCGGTACTGGCGCTGTAACAGCAGACAATCTAAACGGAAGTTTTATAGGAAAGTTTGCAGGCGTATTCAGCGGTACTTTGGACTCAAGTGTAGCAGCAGGTATAGCTACAACGGTAACTATAACTCAGAATGATACCGCTTCTCAGCCTTCAGGAGATAAGCTGTTCTTGACTATGGTAGATGAGAGATCCGGCATAAAATCTCTGCAAGCGGATACTCGTCTGTACTATGACGATGATGATGATGCTCTGGTATCAAATGCTTTTTCAGGCCCTTTGGAGGGCGCTGTAACCGGTAATATAACTGGAGACGTTTTAGCGAGTGGTGATTCCAGCGTAATAGTTGATTCAAGTGAAAAGGCTTTCATAGGTGATTTAACAGGCGATGTTAAGGCCCGCGGTGGGGCTGTAAAAAGTGATTCAAGTGCTCATACTGTAACTACTACTAAAGTTATAGGTAATCTCTATAGTGCTAATGATATACTAATATTGGATAAGGGCACTACAGCAAATACAGCTGTATTTACTGGTACCGTAAAAGGAGACTTAACAGACCTCAATGGTGCTTCCATTATTAATCAAGGCTCTAGAATTGTTACTGCGGATAAATTTGTAGGAGATGTATATGCTTCTAATGGATCCAGTAAGGTATTAGAATCGGGAACGAATGGTACTAACGCTACATTTACTGGAGCTGTTGTAGGTAATGTAACTGGAGATATATATGATCCTACTGGGTCTACTAAGATACTCGAAAACGGCACTGACGGAACTGACGCAGTATTTACTGGTAACGTAACTGGTAACGTAAATGGTGCAGTAACTGGTAACGTAAATGGTAACGTACTTGGCAACTTAACTGGTGACATACTACAGGCGGATGGGACTAAGATACTCGAAAACGGCCCTAGTGCGCATTTTACAGGAGATGTAACAGGTAACATTGCAGGTAATGTTAAGTCACCTTTAAATAGCGCTGTAGTACTAAATGCTTCAACTGGAGCACTAACTGGTACAGTTACTGGTAACGCAGGTTCAGCAACAGTATTAGCAACAGCTAGAACTATAGGCGGGGTTAGCTTTGATGGTTCTGCAGATATAAGCCTTCCTGGTGTTAATACAGCGGGCAACCAATCAACAAGCGGTAATGCAAATTCAGCAACACTCGCAGCAAAGGCTACACGATGGGATGGTACTCGAACAGTATCTATGACGGGAGCCGTAACAACAACTGCTCCTGTAAACTGGGATGGTACCGGGGCTCTTACTCTTAATACTCAAATTAACAGCCTTGGAGCTGTAACTTTAGGTACAGGCACTCAGGGAGCTTACGTTGCAACTATAGCAGATGCAGGTAGCTCTCGTATAACTGTGGGAGGTACCCCTGCGAGTGGCACTGAAACCGCTGCTGTAACTCTTGATATTACAGATAACGCTATTGGTACAGATCAAATTGCGGCTAATGCCGTAACTTTAGGAACTAAAACTAGTGGTGATTATGTTGCTACAGTAACGGGTACTACTAATGAGATAGAATTAAGTACCGCTTCTACTACTGAGGGAAGGGCTGTTACTATAGGCTTGCCTAATGATGTTACTATTGGAAATAACTTAACCGTAACCGGCAATCTAACTATAAATGGTGCCTCTACTACAATTGATACAACGACTTTATCTGTAGAAGACCCGCTTATCATCTTAGCTTCCGGTAATAGTTCTTCAGATTCAGTTGACATTGGTTTTTATGGGTTATACGATACTTCAGGTTCACAAGACTTGTATAGTGGTATGTTTAGAGATGCAAATGACTCGGGTAAATGGAAGCTGTTTAAAGATAATCAAGCAGCTCCAACCACAACTGTTAACGTATCAGGAACAGGCTATACTAAAGGAACTCTTGTTGCTGACTTTGAAGGCCAGATAAAAGGAAATCTTCTTACTGCACAAGGTAACAATGCTGTAATAGTAGATGACGGATCTAGTGGTGCAAACCAAATAAATCAACTAGTTGGTAGAGCCGATAGGTCTACTACTATAAGAACAACTGCTGATACTACTACCAACTCTAATATACCTATTCTTTTTGGACAGGCAAGTGGTACTAGTGAAACTCAATCTCACACTAGATCTGTTACTGGTACTTTTTACACTCCAAGTACAAGCAGTGCTTTACATTTTAATCCTTCTACCGGTACTTTGTCTGCTACAACCTTTATAGGAAATATCTCAGGTAGCTCAGCCAGTGCTAGTTCTATAGGAATTACGGCGGCTAATACTACCACCGGCAGCCATTTTATTACTTTTGTAGACGCTAGTGGCACAGGAACAAGAACTGTATATTCAGACACAGGTTTGTCATATGTTCCTAGTACTGATACATTAACTGTTACTAATTTGACTGGCACAGCGACACAATCAGTTAACCTTACTAATCATGACACTGATGGTTTAAGCGAAGGTTCAACTAACCTCTACTATACAGATGCAAGAGCAAGAGATTCTGTTGATGGAACTACTGGCATATCGTATGACAGTAGCACAGGTGATTTTTCATTAACAGATAATGGGTCTTCTAACTGGAACACAGCATATAGTTGGGGTAACCATGCTAGTGCGGGATATTTAACATCAGTAGGGTTCTCTGATTTAGCATCAGCTAGTGTATTGGTCTCGACAGAGGCATTCGTAGATTCAGATACACAAATAATGACAGCAAAAGCAATCAATGATAGAATTGAGGCTTTTGGCTATTCAACAACAACAGGCACTGTTACAACTGTAACAGCAGGCACTAATTTATCTGGCGGCGGGTCAGGTAGCACTGTTACTATAAATTTAGCGGATTCTGCAGTATATGGCCTCACAGAGGACATGCTAGTTCATAGCAACCATAGTAATATAACTGCCGCACGAGTAGGAGATGAAGTAAGGTTAACTGGAACTGCGTCTGCCTCTGACATGGCAATAAATAGTACGCTAACGAACACAGATCACTTCTTCTTATTGGCTAGCAGTAACTCAGGCAGTCAGCCGATGAGAGCTGACTCGGCAATAAAATTCAACACTACAACAGATACGTTAACATCTACAAAGATAACAGCTACTGACACAGTTACTTTCGGCTCGCTTTCAGACGGTACGATTACGGCTACAGCATTCGTTGATGAAGACAATATGTCTTCAGATAGTGCTACACTTATTCCAACTCAACAAAGTGTTAAAGCTTATGTAGATGCCCAAGTAGCAACTAAAGATAATACGGATGAAATGACAGAAGGTTCAACTAACCTGTATTTTACAAACGCAAGAGCGGATGCTAGAATTACAAATGCATTAGTTGACGAAGATAACATGGCTAGCAATAGTGCTACCAAAGTTCCTTCACAGCAATCAGTAAAAGCATACGTTGATGCACAAGTTGGCGATTCAGACTTGGACTTCCAAGGAGACGCCGGTGGCGCATTAAGTATTGACTTAGACAGTGAAACACTTACTATTGCAGGCGGGACAGGGCTTAGCACGGCAGGTAGTGGTAACACACTAACTGTAGCACTTGAGGGTACAGCAGTCTC